ATTCTCAGTTTATCCCCAAAAACGTCTGTAATGACCCAGCAAGGCCCTTGCGCTGGCCAACCTGAGCAGGATGTTAACTAATGGCAACCAAAGCTAGCCAGCCCTTACAAGGGGCGGTGAGACCACGCTTAGAAAACAAGCCGCTGAAAGGCCCGAGCCGAGGCGATGAAGTCGCACAGCTGGCAGAGGATATTGGCCTGCCGCTTTTACCTTGGCAACGCTACGTAATGCAGGATATGTTGACGATAGATAAAAATAAAATGTTTGTGCGTAAAACTAATCTGCTTTTGACCTCACGCCAACAGGGCAAGTCTCACCTGGCGCGTATGCGTATCCTGGCGGGCTTATTCTTGTTTAACGAGCGTAACCACGTGGTCATCTCTTCAGCACGATCTATGGCATTAACTACCTTTAGAGAAGTGGCACAAGCTATAGAAGATGCACCTATCCTAAAGAAAGAGCTTAAAAGCATCCGCTACGCCAACGGTAATGAGGCCATAGTCTTAAAGTCAGGTGCCAGGCTAGATGTACGTGCAGCTACACGTGACTCAGCCCGTGGTGCTACGGCAGATTTTCTATTTATAGATGAGCTAAGAGAAGTTGACCAGGTAGCCTTTGCAGCTGCTATGCCTGTGACTCGTGCCCGTCCAAACGCCCAAACCCTACTGGCCAGTAATGCGGGCGATGCTTTTAGCGTGACCTTAAACGAGTTACGCGAGCGATGCCTGGCGCATCCGCCCGAGTCGCTAGGTTATTACGAATACAGCGCCCCACAGTTTGCAGCTTTAGATGATCGTAAAGCTTGGGCTATGGCAAACCCAGCTTTAGGCATATTGGTTACCGAGGCATCTATACAAGAGGCCCTGACTACACAAACCACAGAGCAATTTAGGACAGAGACGTTATGCCAATGGATAGATAGCCTACAATCGCCGTGGCCCCACGGATCTGTCGAGGATGCCAGCGACATCAACTTAAAAATGGCACCTGGGCCTTTAACTATTTTTGCTTTTGACGTTAGCCCGTCTAAGCGCGATGCAAGCCTTGTAATGGGTCAGATATTGCCTGACGGGCGCATAGGTGTAGCTGTATTAGATACCTATAGCTCACAGGTAGCAGTAGATGAGCTAGTTATGGCTGCAAGTATAAAAAAATGGGCTGACCTGTATTACCCACGTTTAGTTTGCTATGACAAGTACACCACGGCATCCATAGCTCAGCGTTTGCAAAATGCAGGCGTACAAACCCGCGATATATCGGGGCAGAGCTTTTATACAGCTTGTTCAGATTTTCATAATGCCCTGGTCAATGATCGCCTACGCCATAGCGGGCAAGATTTAGTTATACAACAGATGGCCAACTGCGCAGCTAAAATAACACCCGATAGCTGGCGTATTGTGCGCCGTAAATCGGCTGGCCCTGTAGATATACCTATCGGCCTAGCTATGGTAATTCACGTCTTAGCACAGCCCGTATCTGAGGCTAAAGTTTACGTTTAGACACGCCGAGGGTGTGTATAACTTTACACCTGTGGATAACCTATAATCCGCCCTATGGGTCTATTGCAAACTTTTGGTTTATCTAAAAAAGATGTTACCGCCCAGCTAGCCCCTGCCGTTATGTCACAAGGTTACGGCGCTGGCGTTTATAGCTATGGCGGCCTTTATGCAACTGGCAACGGTGCCCCGTTTATGGATCGTTTTACAGCTTTGCAAGTGCCCTCTGTTGCACGATGCCGTAATTTAATTGCAGGCGTTATATCAAGTATTGATTTAGAGCTATACAAAAAATCTACAGGTGCAAAAATGGAAAGCCCGCTATGGCTTGACCAACCCGATATGCGCCAGCCACGTAGCGTAACTATTGCTTATACCGTTGACTCATTACTATTTTACGGCGTTGCATATTGGCGCGTTACATCTTTGTACGCCGATGACGGGCGCCCTAGTGGTTTTGAGTGGGTAGCTAATACTCGCGTAACGGTTACTACTGACCAATACGGAGATCAGGTCGATTTTTACAGCGTTAATGGAGTACGCGCACCTATGGCTGGTATTGGTAGCCTTGTTACTTTTCAATCTTTATTACCTGGCGTATTAGAGACAGGCGCACGCACAATACAGAGCGCAATAGATGTACAAAAGGCCGCAGCTGTTGCAGCTGCTACACCTATGCCTACTGGATTTATTAAAAACAGCGGTGCAGATTTACCTGAGGCACAGATTAGCGGTTTGCTAGCAGCTTGGAAGGCCGCTAGAGCTAGCAGGTCAACGGCTTATCTCACTAGCACTTTAGATTACCAACAGGTTGGCTTTTCACCTAAGGATATGACCTACACGGAAAGTTCCCAATACTTAGCTACGGAAGTAAGCCGTTTAATGAACGTGCCAAGTTATTATATTAGCGCAGATATGAATAACAGTATGACGTACCAAAACATTATTGACGGGCGCAAAGAGTTTGTAGCATATTCATTACAGCCGTTTATTAGCGCTATTGAAAACCGTTTATCTATGGATGATATTACGGCGCACGGTAACGTAGTGCGCTTTGCACTAGATGAGACTTTTTTACGTGCCGATACTGCAGCGCGTTTAGATGCTATAGAGAAAATGCTTAACCTAGGTTTAATAGATTTAGAGCAAGCGCAAAGTATGGAACAGCTAAGCCCAATGGGCCTTAATGAAGGGAACGGCACTAATGATCTTAACGTTTAGTGGCAATATCGAGGCAGTAGATAGTGGCGAGCGCCGTATTATCTCAGGCAAAATCGCACCTTATGGTGAAGTTGGCTACACAAGCGCGGGTAAAGTAGTTTTTGCTGAGGGTGCAATTACTGCCCCTGAGCCTAGTAAAGTAAAGCTTTTAATGTCTCACGATAACTCAGCCGTGGTAGGGCGTATGCAAAGTATGACCTCAGCTAAAGACGGCCTTTATGCAAGCTTTAAGGTAAGTGCATCCTCACGTGGATCAGATGCGATTTTGCTAGCCCAGGAACAACTTATGGACGGCTTATCCGTTGGTGTGGAAGTTACCGCATCAAAGCCCCAAAAGGATTACCTCCTGGTCACCGCTGCCACCTTACGCGAGGTGTCACTCGTTGAGAGCGCTGCCTTTGCAAGCGCTGCGGTGCAAAAAATTGCTGCAGCTGCAGGCGATATGCCAGTAGAGGCGGCAGAGTCCACAAGTACAAAAATTACGACAACTAACACCGTAATAAACTCAACCACAACCGAAACCGAAACCGAAACCGAAAGCGAGGCCGCTGTGACTACAGCCCCCGATCAAAACGCACCTGAGGCAGTAGATGCCACAGAGCAGGCTGCACCTACAGTAGAGGCAGCTCGTAAAATCATCCTACCAAGCGCGCTTAACTCACAGCGCGTACGTACACCTATTACTTCAATGGGTGCATATACAGAACACAAGATTAAAGCTGCACTAGGTAATGAAGATAGCAAGCTATATGTAACTGCAGCCGATGATGACTTCAGTACTAACCCTGCATTTTCTCCAACACAATACCTAAGCGAGTTCCCAACTAATACACGTTTTGGCACACCGTCTATTGATGCGTGTTCACGTGGAGTTTTGCCAGCTAGCGGTATGACTATTAACGTGCCTTCTCTTGTTACATCTGCAGGCGGTAAGTCAGGCGTTGCACCTGTTGTAACTGTTGAAGCCGAAGGCGGAGCAGTTGCTAACACAGGTATGGTTACTGAATACCTTTCAGGTACAGTATCTAAGTACTCAGGTATGAACACTATTAGCATTGAATTGCTAGAGCGTTCAGATCCTAATTTTTATGCTGAGCTAACAGCACAGCTACAAAATGCTTACCTAAAGACTCTTGATACAACAGTTAACGCTGCACTTATTACAGCGGGTACTGTTGCAACTACAGCACAAGCTGCTACATCTGCAGGCATTATTGGTTACGCATCTGAGGCCGCACGTCTTGTTTACGAGGCAACTGGCTACTATGCACAGAATTACATCGCAAACGGTAGCCAATGGCAATTATTGATGTCCGCATCCGATACTACTGGCCGTCCAATTTATTCAGCATCACAGCCAATGAACGCAGGCGGGCTAACACAGCCTGGCTCAATCCGAGGCAACGTATTAGGCCTTGATCTATACGTTGACAAAAACTTTGCGGCTACTACAACTGTTGATGACTCAGCAATTATTCTTGCGCCTGAGGCATTTACTGTTTACCAATCACCACAGGCTTATATGTCAGTTAATGTGGTTAGCAATCTTCAAATCCAGGTTGCCATATATGGTTATATGGCCACGATTGCGAAAATGCCGAAGGGTATAATTCGCTATAATTTCACATAGAATAAAACCCACTAATAGTTTGGTAGGCCTCTTAGCCCTTTGAGGCTTACCAAACCTAAGTAAGATAGGAGTACAAAAATGCCAGCCACGTATGTAACAGCTGCTACCTTGAAGGCTAGCCTGGGCGTTGGCACTTTGTACGATTCTTATACCTGGATAGAGGACACCTGCCAAGCTGCACAAGATCTAATAAACGGCTTTTTATGGTTTGACAGCGCGCCCGTAGTCGGTACCGCGTTAGTGTCTAATGTCGCTACAGTTATGGTTGCCAACCCTGGCATCTTTACCACGGGCCAATCGGTAACGGTTGCTGGGGCTGGTTCAACCTTTAACGGTACTTACACAATTACAGGCACTATTCCATTTTCTACAGGCACAGCTAATATCCTGCCTGCCTTTAATATGCAGCTTAACTATTGGCAATTCCCACAGGGCTATAGCTTTATTCAATATGCAAAAACTGCAGCTGACCAAAACTTTAGGCGCGTACTGCCTTATGGCACTATGACAGGTGACGATACAAAAACGGCTACCTACGCCAATACCCCAGCTATTAACGCTGCGGCGCTAATGCTGGCAGAAAATATATGGACTTCACGTTTCAGTACACAAAACGGCGGCACTAGCTTAGACGGCTACAGCCCTAGCCCTTTTAAGATGTCTAACACTCTTATGGCATCCGTGCGTGGTCTTTTGGCCCCGTATCTTTCACCTGCGGGTATGGTCGGCTAATGCCTGCAGCTATAACTACCTTACGCAGCACAATAGCTGCAGCCCTGGCTAACCCAGGTGTATGGACGGTATTTAACTACCCGCCTAGCACTATGCAATCTAGCGCCGTGGTGGTTGCCCCTGCCGATCCATATATCACGCCAAGTAATAACTCTCAGGCAACTATATCGCCTATGGCTAATTTTAAGATTATTATGACCGTACCAATGTTTGACAACGCCTCTAACCTAATTGGCATAGAGGACACAATAGTAGCTGTGTTTACCAAACTAGCTAATAGCGCAATCGTATTTAATGTTACTGGCGTTAGCGCGCCTAGCGTACTAAGCGTTGCCGCAGGTGACTATCTAACGGCAGATTTACAGATAAGCATACTAACGAGCTGGACATAGGAGACATAATGGCACTTACAGATGAAGAAAAAGCGTTTTTAATCAAAATTGGCCAAGAGCTGCCAGTAGAGGTTAAAGAAACAAAACCAAAAGAAACACCTACCGAGAAAATAGGAGAATAGCCCAATGGCGATTTATCTATCCAATACCGTAGTGGCTACTCTTAACTCAGTAGTCCTATCAGACCACGTAACTAGCGCAACTATTAACCGCGCTTTTGACGAGCTAGAGGTAACAGCTATGGGCGATACAGCTCATAAGTTTGTTAAAGGCCTAGAGGCCAGCACTATTACTCTAGACTTTTTAAGCGATACAGCTGCAGCAAACGTAAACGCTACTTTGCAAGCTGCCTGGGGTACAACAGTACCGCTAACACTAAAGCAGACAAGCGCGGCAGTATCAGCAACTAACCCGCTATACAGCACCACTATCTTGGTAAATAACACTACTGACATTAACGGCGCTGTTGCAGATATTGCTACTCAGAGCATTACCTTTACCTGTAACTCACCAATCGTAATTACAACTACCTGAGAATAAACAAAAGGGGCTAACACAATGGCAAAACTTAAAATAACAAGGGCAGACGGCAGCGTATCGGATCATCAGATTACGCCACGTATTGAGTACGCCTTTGAGTTATACGCAAAAAAAGGCTTTCACAAAGCCTTTAGAGATGATGAAAAGCAAAGTGATGTGTACTGGCTAGCCTGGGAGTGTTTACGCACAAGCGGGCAAACCGTACCGATGTTTGGGGCAGAGTTTTTAGACACCTTAGCTAAAGTTGAGGTACTAGATGATGACCCTTTGGGGTAGTGGGGCGCGGTAGCTTTGGTTACCTCATAGCGCAGCTAGCCGTGGAAACGGGTATTGCGCCTCAGTACTTACTAGACCTGGATACGTATATGTTTAAGAATATGTTAAAAGTTTTAAGCGATAAAGCTAAGGAGCAGCAAAATGCCAGTAGAGGTAAGAGGCGCCCTTGAGCTACGCAAAGCTATTAAAAAGTTTAGCCCCGATCTAGCTAAAGAGACTCGCAAAGAGTTAGCAAACCTTTTAGCCCCTATAGTTAAAACTGCTCGTGGCTTTGTTCCAAGTACCGCGCCTTTATCAGGCTGGGCTAAAGCGCCTACAACTACTGGCAGATTCCCAATATGGAGCAGTAGTGCAGCTAAAGGCGGCATAGGCTATAAAACTTCACCTTCCAAACCCAACAGGGAAGGCTTTAGGGCTGTAGCTCGTATTGTGAACGCTAGCGCTGCAGGTGCAATCTATGAGACAGCAGGCCGCGTTAATCCTGGGGGCCGAGATCAGGCGGGATTAAAACCTGTTGTATATCCTGGCCACGCAGATTTTGGCAAAATGGTGCGCTCAGGTAGCAAAAATGAAGGGCGCAGCGCAAACCCGTTTGCAGGTAAGCAGTTTGTAGATGCTATAAACGCGGACGGTCAGATAGTAGATGCCAATAACCAAACTGGTGCAGGGCGCCGTAGTCGCAAAATGCGAGGCCGTGCAATCTTTAGAGCCTGGGCTAATGACGGTGGCAAGACTAACGCAGCTGTAATTAAAGCTATAGAAAACTCTAAGATTAAGTTTTACAATTCTATGGGGGTTAAATAATGGCCGTTGACCCGTCCGTAGTAATAAATATAGCCGCCGAGTTCACAGGCAAAAAAGGCTTTAAGCAAGCTGAGACGGCTACCGACAAGCTCAGTAAATCGGTTAAAAGTCTAGCTAAGACCTTTGGCCTTGCTTTTGGTACGGCTGCGGTTATTGGCTATGCCAAAGCCTCAGTAAAAGCTGCAGCTGCAGACCAAAAGGCCCAGCAACAGTTAGCCCTGGCATTAAAAAACGTAGGCTTAGAGCGCGATGCTGCCTCAGCTGAAAGATTTATACAACAGTTACAAAGTGAGTTTGGCGTTATAGATGATCTATTAAGGCCCGCTTATCAAAAACTAGCGGTAGCAACTAAAAATACAGCCGAGACCCAGCGCCTATTAAGTATTGGCTTAGATATAAGTGCATCAACTGGCCGCGATTTAGAGAGCGTGACAGGCGCATTAAGTAAGGCATACCTGGGTAATAACACATCTTTAGGTAAATTAGGCGTAGGCATATCTAAAGCAGACCTTAAAACTAAATCTTTTAAGGAGATTACAGACGATTTAGCCGTAACCTTTAAGGGTTCAGCCAAGGCAGCCTCAGAGACTTATGCAGGATCTATAGCCAAACTAGGCGTAGCTGCGGCTAACGTGCAGGAGATTATTGGTACAGGCCTTATAGATGCCCTAAAAAATCTAGGCGATGATACAACCGTGGCAGACCTTGCTACCAATATGGAAAACCTAGCTATTTATACCGCTGACGTTATACGCGGGTTTGGCCTTATGGCAGGAGCCTTAAAAAAGATACCTGGGTTATCGGGGTTGACAGGGGCCAGCATAGTTCAAGCTATCCCAATTTTAGGCAGCTATATAACTTTACTTAATCAAGCTGGGGCACAATCTAGACGAGCAGCAGAAGTGGGCGCTCAAAAAAACCCAATCCAATCAGGCTCATATCTCAGCACTCAAAAGAAAATAACAGCTCTTACTAAAGACCAGCAAAAGGCTACGGCTAAAATCCTTGCAGATAAAAGACTAACTTTAGCCTTAGATAAAGCAAACTTAGCTTTAGCTAAAGGCACAGATGTTTTTGATATGGACAAAATCCAGCTTAACGCAGCGCTCATAGGTCAGGCTGAGGCGTTAGGCAAGGCAACTACAGGGGCACAGATATTAGCTATAGCAAACGATATACAGCGCCTAAAGGTCAAGCAAGCTATAAACGAGCTAGAGGATGCCATAGCCTCTAAAGACGCAGGCCGTATTGAGATAGCTACTAAACGGCTTAACACAGAGTTAGCTCTACTCAGTACTTTGCAATCACAAAATATAAAATTGCTCAGTACAAAGATGATTTTAGACTCATTTAAGCCTGCAGATTTAATTAACCAAAGTAACCTAGATGAGGCTTTGAGAAAAATCTACGAGATGATGCTTTTGCTATCTCAACTAAATCAGGGTGGCGGTGGTATTACTACTACTACAAAGAAACCAAAAGACATTTTAACTCTCACGCCTAAATTGCCAAAATTAACTGGCAAAGAGTCTATATCGGCTATTATAGAATATTCCGAGTCTGTAACTACCTTAAATAATGCCATAGCAGATGAGATAGATGCTCGTAATGCAGCGGCAGCTAAGGCTTTAGATGAGGGTATTTTAGGCAAAATAGTAGCCGCTGTTACGGCAGCTACTTTAGAGGCGAACAAAGAGCGCTACGGTGCAGCAGGCGGCGGCCCTGTTGTAACTGTTATAGATAAAACTAGCGGCCTTATTGAAGTAGTACAAAATGCCGTACAAGAAAATAACCGTTTTGGTAATAACCTTACTTATGCGGGGGCTATTAGCTAATGACCGTACCTGTAGTTAACGCAGTTATTAACTTTAGTACTGGCCCTAGCTTCGCTCAGGCTATGATTTTAGATCAAGGCATACTAGGCACCAATATCCTGGCAGATGCAGCTAGCGTAATCGTGGACGTATCTAACGTAGTAGATAGTATTCAAACAAAGCGCGGGCGTAATCCACAGGCTGACCAATTCCAAACTGGCACTCTTACTATGCGTATTGTTGACCAAAACGGAGACTTTAATCCACAAAACCCAAGTAGCCCGTATTACAACCTTTTAACGCCTATGCGTAAAGTGCAGATTACGGCTACATACGGCGCAACTACTTACCCTATCTTTGCTGGCTTTATTACTAGCTACCAAACTACTACACCTAAAAATGCCCTTGATGTGGTTTATACAACTATCACAGCTGTAGATGCCTTCAGGCTGGCACAAAATGCACAGATCAGCACAGTAGCGGGCACCTCAGCGGGTCAGCTTAGCGGTGCAAGAATTAACGCCCTACTAGATGCTATTGATTGGCCAGCCTCTATGCGTGACGTAGATGCAGGTTTAACTACTATGCAGGCAGACCCAGGCACAGCCCGCACAAGCCTTGCAGCTATGCAAACGGTAGAGATTAGCGAGTACGGCGCCTTGTATGTGGATGCCGCTGGCTCGTTTGTCTTTCAAGATCGTAGCGTTACGGCTGGCAGTACAGGGGCTACGCCTACAGCATTTAATGATAACGGCACGGATATTAGTTACTTTGATGCGGTGTGGCGCCTTGACGATACCCTGGTTTACAACTCAGCCAGCATTACCCGTACAGGTGGCACAGCCCAGGTAGCCATTAACCAGCCCAGCATAGATAAGTATTTTATTCATAGCTACAACCAGCAAAACCTACTAATGGAGACCGATGCCGTAGCCCTGGATTATGCACAGGCATACGTTGCATCTAGGGCTGAGACTAGTATCCGATGCGATGCTATTCAGCTAGACCTCTATACCGATAACTACAACTTAGGCATTATTGCAGCGCTTGACCTTGACTACTTCGATCCTGTAACTATTACAACTAACCAGCCTGGCGGATCAACGCTAACTAAGACTTTGCAGGTGTTTGGCGTTGCTATGAGCATTACGCCTAACAGCTGGAAAACAACACTTACTACTTTAGAGCCGATTATTGACGGCTTTATATTAGACTCATCCATATACGGCTTGCTTGACAGCGGCGTATTAAGTTATTAAGGAGATAGGACTATGGCAGCTGGATTAGGTTTTAAGACCTTCACTACTGGCGAGGTACTTACGGCAGCTGACACTAACGGCTACCTAATGCAAGGTATTAACGTCTTTGCATCCACGGCGGCAAGAGATGCAGCTATTACCTCACCACAAGAAGGGCAGTTTGCGTTTACTAAAGACACTAACGGGCTTTGGTATTATGACGGTGCAGCGTGGGTAGCCTCAGGTGCAACAGGAGATATTGAAGGCGTTACAGCTGGCATAGGTATTAGCGGCGGTGGCACAAGCGGCACGGTTACTATCACTAATGATATGGCTACAACTATTACGGCTAGTGGCGATATTGTAGTAGGTACAGGATCAGGTACTTACGATAACCTGCCTATTGGTACTACTGGCCAAGTTTTAACGGCAGATACAACGGTAAGCCCATATAAAGTAAAATGGGCAACCGCTGCAGGTGGTGGCGGTATGACATTACTTAGCACAACAACATTGTCAGGTGCAACTACTAGCATTACTGGCATATCATCATCTTATGTGAACTTGTTAATTTTAATTGAAAATGCAGGAATCCAAACAACTGCGGGTGCAATCACAATCAATTTTGATTCTTTAACAACTAACAACTTTTTAACATCATTTAGGAGCGATTCAACAACTGCATTAAACACCAGCAGCGGAAACATCCCATTAAGTCACGGTCAAAATTGTGATACTGGTGTTGCTGGCAATTCTTTTGCCATTCTTATATACAATTATGCGAATGGAGGAACAAGAAAACCATTAAACTTTCAAGGTAATTATTATAGTGGTGGTTGGAAAGGCATCTGGGGCGGCGGCGGTTATGAATCACAAGGAGCTTTGTCAACCACCCAGATCAAAACCTCAGCAGGAACATTCAGCGGTGGAACAGTTAAAATCTACGGAGTAAACTAATGACTAACTCAATGATAAGAATCCATAACATAGAAACCAATGAGATTATTGATCGTGAGATGACTCATCAAGAGGTTGCGGCCTTATTACCTAATCCTTTAAGCAAAGAGGAACAGGCACAACTGGACGCAAAAAATGCAGCACAGGCAAAACTTGCTGCACTTGGCTTAACTGCTGAAGATTTAAGCGCACTTGGTCTTTAATGCAGACTAGCTACAACGGCTGGCCAGCATCTAAGGATCAGGCTGA